AAGTTAGAATGCTATCTTATAAAATGTTAGTTGAGAACTTCAATAAAAAATATAACAACTTATCAGAGCAACAAAAAAACTTACTTAAAGAATATATCAATAATATTAACAACACTGGAAAATTAAAAGAGTATGTTAATAGTGAAGTTAATTCTTTATCGGAAGGATTAAAAGATATTGGCTCTAAAGTATCAGATAAAGTTACAAAAATTAAATTAGCTGAAACAATATCAAATATAAAAAAGATAAAATCAGTTAAGAAATTAAAAGAATCTCATTTATCTGCATTAATGATGAGTTACGAATTATTAAAAGAATTAAAAGATAGTTTAAATAAATAACGATGGTAAATTATAGAACATTTAATGCAAAATTAGTAACATCTGGTTCAGCTGCATTAGTAGATAGAGCATGGGGTGTATTGCCTGTAAATGGTGTGACTGGAACTATTACATTAGAAGGATTTGGAACAGGAAGTACTGTTCACCCAACAATAGCATTAGAACATTTAGCAGCAGGACAACCTTTTCCTTGCTATGTTAGAAGTATTAATGTAACCAATGGTGGTTCTGTATATGTATTAGCTTAAACTTATAAGAAATGCCAGCAGTATCCAAAGCACAACAAAGATTTATGGGAATGGTTCACGCCGCACAAAAAGGTGATATGGAAAATCCATCTCCAGAAGTTCAAAAAGCTGCTGATTCTATGTCTGATAAAGACGCAAAAGATTTTGCATCAACTTCACATAAAGGATTGCCTGATAAAATCAAAGAAGTGGTTTTATCCGAATTACGTTCAGTTAGAGCAATCCAAACCGATTATATGAAAGTAATCGATTCTATGGAAAAACATTTAGAATTATATAAAAAATCTAAAGGAACTCCAGAAGAAAAACAACACATTCAGCATTTAAAAACTTTAACGGCACAAAAGAAAAAATTAGCAGCAGAATTAGATGCTAAGGTTAGTGGTATGTATAAGGATGCAGAATTGAAGGTTGATGAAATGAATACAACCGGAAATGTGCAAGGATATGGTACTCCACACGCTTTTGGCAAGCCTGAAGATGAAAAAACTAAAGGTAAAAGACAAGCCGATTTGACCGGATATAGTGTAGTAAAAGAAGGATTATACTATGTTGGTTATAACAAAGGTAGAGGACAAGGTAAAGGTGTTTTTAAGCATTCATATTCATCATACAAAGATGCAAAAAAAGAAGTAGAAAAGCTTGAAAAGCAAAGAGGTGGTTCATATAATATGGTTGCATATTATGTATCGGATAAAGATGGAAATTTTGTAATGAACGAAAATCGTTGGTTAGAGTTAAAAAAAGATGAATCAACTGCACAAGCAAAAATAGGTAGAGGTATATCTACAATAAGTAGACAATTAAAAGAACTTATCAGACAGGTTGTTAAAGAAGAAAACGATTATCAGGAAATGTTCAAAGCAATGCTTGACAAGACTGGTAAATCAGTCGCTTCTATGAGTGATACCGAAAAGAAAGCATTCTTCAACGCAGTGGATAAAGCAGCAAAAGCAAAATCGGAGGGTAGATTGAGAGGATATAATGAAAACTTACCTGGAAATCAGGAGAAGTTAGATACCGATAAGGATGGTGAGATTGAAGCAAGCGATTTGGCAGCATTGAGAGGAAAAAACGAATCGGTTAAAAAAAAAAAGTAAATGAAAATTTGGCCATTTATGTAATGACCGCATTGGGTGGATTCATATTTGGTAAAATTATTCTTTATTTTTTATATGAATTGGCTGGAAAAGGAATGAATTATTTTACAGCTAAGCCCGATTATGAAGAGCCTGTAAATGATATATTGCAATCATTGGTAAAAAACAAAAGTTTTGTAAGTGATGCAACTGATATGATTGATTATAAAAAAGGAATTGATAATTCGACTGCTGATAAAATAGTTAGATTACCATATGTAAAAACACAAATAAATAAAGCTGTGGATAAATCGGATGGTAAATTGCATAGTACGGAAATAGAAAACCAACTAAAAACTATATTTATTAAGTCTTGGATGGATAAAGGAATTACCAATACAGCAATTGAAAAGGTAAAAAAAGATATAAAATAAATGAATAGGGGATTACTAATAGAAACGCATTTGTTCGAAGCCAAAATGGTGGAGCAGGATAATGGTACTTATTTAGTTAAAGGTATCCTACAAAGAGCAGGTGCTCCTAACCAAAACAATAGAAGATATCCTAAAGAAATCTTAGAAAGAGAGTGTAAGAAGTACGAACAACTTATCAAAGAAAGAAGAGCATTGGGTGAATTAGACCATCCAGATTCTCCTGTTATCAACCTTAAAAACGTTTCTCACAACATCAGAGAAATCGGTTGGGATGGTGATGATGTAGTAGGTGTAGTAGAAATCCTTTCAACTCCATCAGGAAATATTCTTAGAGAATTATTAAAAAATAATATCCGTTTAGGTATTTCATCAAGAGGTTTAGGTTCTGTTAAAGAACTAAATGATGGTACTTTAATGGTACAAGAAGATTTTGAATTGGTAGGTTGGGATTTTGTTTCAAATCCATCTACACATGGAGCATTTATGGCGCCAATGAACGAATCAAAGCAATGGAAAAAAGTTGCAGAAGAGTGTGGTAAATGGTGCAAAGCACAAGACCTTATGAGAGAAATTATAATTGAATTAAACTAATAAAATGGCAAAGCTAGTAAACTTAATACCTGGTAAAGAAATCAATCCAAAAGTAGTAAAAGAAGATTTGGAAGATATGGATGTATCTATTCCATCCAAAGTTGAAAGATTTTTAGATAGAGCATTACAAGTTATCAAATCATATAATTTGGGTAGAAGAAAGGAGCAATTGGTAATAGCTAAGTTGATAGATGCATTGGGTATGACTCCGCAAGAATTATCACAAGCCGTTCAAAAATTAAAAAAGTATAAAATCGTAAAGAGATAATTATGTTAAAGTTAAAAGACCTTTTGAAAGAGGAAGAAGATTTTCAACAACTTCCTACCGAAATCAAAAAACATTTTTTGGAAATAATTTCTACATTTGGTCAATTCAGAGAACAAATGAATAGAAAATCTGATATCAGAACTATTGCTGAAACTTTAGGTGGTATCGCAGATGCAGCATCAGAATATACTTTAAGAGAAGGTGGTGATTGGTTTGATAGAGTTACTATCAAAAGAAATATGAAAGAATTAAAAGCATTACATGAAAAATTCCAAAAAGAATCTTTAGAAGCAAAAGCACAAGAACAAAGATTGGAAGCTCTTTACGAAGATATGGGACATGTGTTAAATAGATACTTCGAAATAGCAGATGTTTCAGAAGAAGTTATGAGAAACCGATTAGGATTAAAAGAATCTAAAACTAAAAAATAATAATGGAAGAATTAGCATCTTTATTATTACAAAGTAGAACACAAGCGCATTCATTTCATTTAGGTGTTAGGGGTGTTGGAGCTCATTCGGCACACGTTGCATTGGGTGAATATTATGATTCAATTGGTGGATTAATTGATGGATTGGTAGAAGTATATCAGGGTAAAGAAGGATTGATACAATTATCTGGCATCGGAGTATTAGATAAAAATAATGATATTAAAAATATAATTAATTATTTTGAAAAACTATGTGGTATGGTTGCAAAACTAAGACAAAACCCAAAGTTGCAAGATAGTTGGATTCAAAATGATATTGATACCGTTGTATCTCTTTTATATAGAACAAAATATAAATTAGTAAATCACCAATAAAAAGTTATGTTGATTATTGATGTAAAAGATGGAAACATCGAAAGAGCATTAAAAGCCTATAAAAATAAAGTAAAGAGCGTAAAGCAAATTGAACAACTTAGGGATAGAAAAGAGTTTGAAAAACCATCTGTATCTAATAGAATTAAGAAGCAAAAGGCAATAAGAAAAGAGAAATTACAAAATTTTTTTGATAAAAACAAATAATTTCTTTAGTTTTCTAAAAAATTTATATATTTATTTTCGAATATCCTATTCTATATAGGATTTTTTTATTAAGACTTAGTTGGTTAATGAATACCCTTCTCTTATAAGGCGTGACCGAACAACCGACAAAATATCATTGAAGTTCCACAATACAATAACTTCACAGGAACAAAATACATTTTAAAAATGGCAAATTCAAAATTGTTAAAAGAAGCAATCGCAGATGCTAAAGCGGTTAAAGAAACTGCATTGGCTAACGCAAAGCTTGCACTTGAAGAAGCCTTCACACCAAGACTACAGTCTATGTTAACTCAAAAGTTAAGAGCTGAAGCCGAAATGGAAGGAGACGAGGAGCAAGTTGATGAGGAATTAGATTCAACAGGAATCGGTTCTTCAACATCTAATCCTACTTTAGATGCACATACTGAATTCGAAGGTGGTTCTACTGAAACTACATCTGGTGAGCCTGGAGCTCAAGTTGCAGATTTCAAAAAAGTAGCAGACATTACCGAAGAAGAAGAAATGGGCGCAGAAATGGACAAAGATGCTGAAATCGCTGAACTAAAAGCTAGATTAGCTGAATTAGAAGGTGAGGACGGAGCAGAAGAAGAAAATCTTTTTGCACAAACAGAAGCTGATGACGAAATGAGCATGGATGACATGGGCATGGGTTCAGAAGAAGGTGATGGTGAAGAATACGATGTTACCGGCGAAGAAGAAGAAGAAACCGAAGATGACATGGATTTAGAAGCAATCATCAGAGAGTTAGAAGCACAATTAGGCGATGAGGAAGGTTCTGAAGAAGAAGCTCCAATGGCTGAAGCAGAAGAAGGTGAAGAAGAAGAAGCTAAAAACGAAAATTTAGCTGATGGTTCTGAAGCTGGAACTGATAAAGGCGAAGACCCTAAAGTAGTTGTAACTAACGAAGAAGAAGAATCAGATGAAGTTGACTTAGAAGAAATTTTAAGAGAAATGGAAGCTGATATGAAAGGTGATGAAGAGAAAGTTGATGAAGCTGAAGAAGCTGAAAAAGAAGCTGAATTAGAAGAAGCTTACAAAACAATCAAATCATTACAAAAGACTATCAACGAAGTGAACTTATTGAACGCTAAGTTGTTATTCGCAAACAAATTATTCAGAGCTCACAACATGACTAACGAACAAAAAGTGAAAGTGATTGAAACTTTGGATAGAACAAAATCAGTAAGAGAGGTTAAATTGGTATTCTCTACATTAGCAGAGAACTTCAAATACACTTCAACTACTAACAAAACTACTAAAAAATCTATTTCAGAAGGTATCGCTTCTAAAGCAGTTAAATCAACCGCTCCAAAAGCAGCAGCTAAGCAAGTAATTGCAGAATCTGCAGATTTCGCAAATAGATTTAAAAAATTAGCAGGTATTATTAAGTAATTTATAACAAAAAACAATTAAAAAGTACATAAAATGGACTTAAAAAAATTAATGAACGGAGCTAACCCACAAAGCGTAATGCTTGAGCAAACTAGAGGTTTGAAAGCAAAGTGGGAAAAAACAGGCTTATTAGAAGGTGCAGGTTCTGAAACTTCTAAGCATGGTATGGCAGTAATGTTAGAAAACCAAGCTAAGCAATTATTAGATGAGGCTACAAGAACAGGTACTTCTTCAGGTTCTGAAGAGTGGGCTGGTGTAGCATTACCATTGGTAAGAAGAATCTTCGGTTCAATTGCAGCGAAAGAATTCGTTTCAGTTCAACCAATGAACTTACCTTCAGGTCTTATCTTCTACATGGACTTCAAATATGGTTCAAACCCAGCGGGTAATCCAGATTTCACAGGTTCATCTTTATTTGGTAACAGCGGTACTTTCGGTAAAGATTCTTTATCTCCAGCTGGTAACAAATTAGGTTCTACTCAAGCTACTGAAGGTGGTTTGTATGGAGCAGGTAGATTTGGATATACAATCAACAACGAAACTTCAACAATCGTTTCAACAATGTCATCTGCATCTTTAGCAGATATCGATTACGATTTATCAGACGCAACTGTTTCTGCATCTTATGCAGGTAACACATTGAAGAAATTCGTAGTAGCTTTACCATCTGATGCAGATTGGAATGGTGTAAGAGCTTTCGAACCAACTTCATTGACTGGTTCAGTAACTTTCTATCCTCAATACACTACTAAGAATGGTTCTAACGTTGAATTCGTTGCAACTGCAACTGGTATGGGTAATGATAACACAGTAGAAGTATCTTTAGCATACCACAAACAACCAACTGATATTTCAAGAGGTGATTTCGAAGATAGAGGTTCTGATTTAGCGATTCCAGAAATCGAATTAGAATTGAAATCTGAGCCTATCGTGGCTAAGACTCGTAAGTTAAAGGCTATCTGGACTCCAGAATTGGCACAGGACTTAAACGCATACCATTCAGTAGATGCTGAAGCTGAATTAACTCAAATGTTATCTGAATACATCTCTTTAGAGATTGATTTAGAAATC